GCTGTGCGGCCACCTTCTCCCGGTTGGCTTCGTAGTAGGCCTTCTGCTGTGCGGCCACCTTCTCCCGGTTGGCTTCCCGGTAGGCCTTCTGCTGTGCGGCCACCTTCTCCCGGTTGGCTTCGTAGTAGGCCTTCTGCTGTGCGGCCACCTTCTCCCGGTTGGCTTCGTAGTAGGCCTTCTGCTGTGCGGCCACCTTCTCCCGGTTGGCTTCGTAGTAGGCCTTCTGGTACTCGGCCACCTTCTCCCGGTTAGCTTCCCGGTAGGCCTTCCGCTGTGCGGCCACCTTCTGTTTCTCCATAGGCAGGGCTCGGAACTTCGCCTCCCGGTCCAGCTCACGGCTCCGGTCCAGATCCTCCTGCGTCAGGCGGAACTCCGCTTCGATCTCCGAATCGGCGGCTTCCATCTCGGCCAGCTCTTCCGGTGTAAACATCACGCCACCTCCGTCAGCCAGATGCCAACGCTCATGCCCAGCGCAAACACGCCGAACAAAAACGCGGTGACCAGCGCGATCCACACCAACTCCTGCGCCCGCTGCTTCCGCTCATTCCTCGTCTGATTCATTTCATCACCTCTCCCAGTTCTATCGCCCCGCCCAGGACAAACAGGTTAAAATACTGCTCCTGATCCAGCCGGACAGGCTCGTCCCGCAGGAGCTTACCCATGCTCTTCTCGCTGATCCCCGCCGCGCCGGCCAGCTTCCTGGCGTCCAGCCCGTGGCGGCTCATGGCAGTCTCCGCGATCCGCCGCACGATCTCATACGCGGTTCTCATTGTTATCCTCTCTTTCTGCCCACCGATCCAAAATCTTTGACATAACAGCCACAGTATTGCCCATCAGTTTGACCATGTCGCCAAAGGTCACATCATACAGTGCTTGGTTCAGCCGGTCCATGTGGAACTTGGTATTTACGTTTTGCTGCTCGATCTCACGAGCGGTACTGTTCTCATTCAGCATAATTTTTCCTCCTGGCTCTTGACGGCTCGAAGGAAAAGTAGTACACTTGTTCCAACAAGCCTAGTCGGCGCAATCGATTAGGTTTGCAGCCCTGTCGGATCTGCTCATCCGGCGGGGCGTTTTTATACCATTCCACGGCTCTGGACGATCGCCTTCGCCACCAGGTCCGTCTCATAGCCCCTCTTCCTGGGTCCCATCCGGATCGCCGGGATCCCGTGCTCCTCTGCCCACCGGTCCCCATTGACCGCCCGGGCAAAATAACCGGCCTCCCTGGCCACGTCCGTGGGAGACATCACCCCACCGTGCCGCTCATACATCAGGCGGCGCTTTTCGGCAACCTCACGTCCCAGGGCGCTCTGTGCGCTTGTCGTGTATCGGCTCATCTTCTCACCTCCTCCACTGAGCCCTCATATTGCTGCCACCTTGCAAGTTTGGTATAATGGATGCAAAGGAGGGCTTAACATGGCTATGATCTCTATTCTCAAGGCAAACAGCGGGAAATGTCCGTTGTGGGACGTCGATGTATCGGTATATGGCTGGTACAAAGAGTCAGTCCCGGGCATCTGGGAGTTTCTTCGGGCTGAATGTCCAATTATTGAGAACTCAAAACTTCCTCGATATGAGCAGTATCAAAAATACAAATTCATGTTCTGCAAAGATTATAAATCCTGCGCTCTCTACACCCGGTTCCAGCCAAAAACCACAAGTGACATATAACGAAAGACTTTTTCGCAGATCTCGGGCTTCCCTGTCAACTTGTGCTCCGCGATTACCAGTGCAATGTCCTGCCCAAGCGACTTGAACTCATCTGGGCCGAGAATCTTGTCCAGTTCATCACCAAGCGTCGATTGTTCGGCGCTTTTTTTATTTTCCATCTCCTTCCCTCCCTTCCAGTCCGGTTTATTGGACTAAGCTTGTACTATCGTTTCCTTAATCCGAATCTGTGAGCAAAGAATCGACAGTAACTCCAAAATAGTCAGCAACCGCTTTCAGCTTTTCAACTGTTGGAGACGAGGTTGACCACCCCCTGATAGTTGCATTCCCAAGCCCTGTTTCCCGCTCCAACTTAGCAACGCTGATACCACTCTCTTTGCATAATTCGAGGATATTTGTGAAAATCAATAAAAACCCTCCCTCCATTTTTTACTTCTAATTTAGAGAAAATCCCTTGACAATTCATAGAGAATAATCTAATATGTAATTGCTAGACACATAGAGAACCCTCTTTTCTTTTCGGCTTTTCTCTAAATTCTAAAGCTATTATATCGAGAGTTCTCTAATTTGTCAAGCCTGTTTTTTAGGCTTTTCTCGAAATTTCGGAGGACTACTTATGAACTCAGTCGAACGTGTTCGCGCTATTTGTTCCGAACGTAAAATTCCAATCTCTAGGCTTGAGCGAGATCTTCAGTTTTCAAATGGATATATAGGACAATTAAGAAAAGGAATATTTCCCGGTGATAGGTTAGCTATGATTGCCAAATATTTAAATGTAAGCGTGGACTATCTATTAACTGGAGAGGAAAAAGAAAAAGCGCCCACCCTTACAAAAAAGGATGAGCGCGACATCGAACGGCGTTTATCCGCCATGATTGAAGACCTAAACGGCCCAATCGATAGTTTGATGTTTGATGGGGAGCCAATCGACGAAGAAACCAGGCAACTGCTTGAAGTCAGTCTGCGGAATCAGCTGGAAATCAGCAAGCGAATCGCGAAGCAAAAGTTTACTCCTAAAAAGTACCGTAAAGAGGGAGAATAACGTGGATATTAAGGGTCTGGCAGAGCAAATCTGCAAAAAGTACAATTCAAGAGACCCGTTTGAGATTGCAGAGGGACGGAACATCATTGTTTTGTATGAACCGTTGGGCAGTATTCGCGGCTATTACAGCAAGAGTCTACGGCAAGCATTTATCCACATAAATCAGGATTTGGAACGGCAGCAGGCTCTATTTACCTGTGGGCACGAACTGGCGCACTTCATCTTACATCCAAACACGAATACGCCATTTTTGCGGGCTTCAACTTTCTTTTCTGTGAACAAGCTTGAGGTTCAAGCAAACCAATTCTCTGTCTGTATGATTTACTCCGATGAAGAATTAAGACCATTCCTGAATCGATCTATTTGTGATGTAGCTCTTTATATGGGGGTTCCAATAAATTTGGCGGAATACAGAATGAAAAATATTGTGTGTAACCAATTCGCTGGAGAGCGAAATATATAGAGAGGAGAATGAACGATGGTATGTCCGAAATGCGGAAGCGAAAATGTCACAGTTCAAATGGTAGAGGTGGGAAGCAAGACTGCAAAAAAGGGGAATGGGGTGCTTGGCCATGTGAACAATACAGCCCGCACACTCACCGCTCTCTCTACATTTGGGATGTCTAACCTTGTTTGGAAAAAATCAAAAGGAAACGAAAAAACAAAAACCATTATAGAAAAAACCTGCCTCTGCCAAAGTTGTGGGAACTCTTGGGTAATAGAATAAAAATCCCCGCCCCGGTGTTGGCGCACCAGAGCAGGGAAAAGGGGCAGACGCTTTGACGGGCACTCTGCCCTTCTATTTTAAAATGAATAGGAGGCATTGTCAATGGGCGAATACATCAGAAAGACCGCCCGGTACAACGGGAAGAAGTATGAGGCCACAGGGAAAACCGAACTGGAGGCCATGACAAAACTGGCGGAAAAGCTGTCGGCGGTCAAAAGGGGAGAAGAGATCGTATCAGGATCCATGACTGTCAACGCCTGGTATAAGCAGTGGATGGAGCTGTACAAAAAACCGAAGGGATTGACCGAAAAATCTCTGGCCATGTACGATGAAAAATATAATGGGTACATCAGAGGCTCCATTGGCCATATGAAACTAAAGGATGTGCGTGATGTCCACCTTCAGCGGATCTTAAACGGAGAGGCCGGCCGGTCTGCTTCCCATGTTAAAAAACTGAGGATGCTGTTGCAGGAGATGTTTAAGCGCGCCCGTCAGTCTCGCTTGATCCCATACGATCCGGCGGAACTGCTGTCTTTGCCAACTGTAACGAAGGGCCGACGGCGCTCCATCACCGAGGAGGAACGGGCTGCGATCCTGCGAATTTCTCAACATCACAGGGCTGGATTGTGGATACTAACCCTGCTTTATACCGGAATGCGTCCGGGAGAAACCGCTGCACTGACCTGGGCTGATGTGGATTTTGAGCACAACGAGATCCATGTTCATGCCGCAAAAGAAAGTGGAAGCCGAACCATCAAAGGCCCAAAGACCGCCTCCGGTGTCCGGGACATCCCAATACACGCCGCTCTGCTCCCACGCCTCCTGGAGGCCCGCGGGAAACCGTTCTCATTGGTATTCCCCACCAAGGCCGGGACTGTGCAAAACGAAAGCAGCATGAGGCGGATGTGGAACAGTTTCATCAGAGAGATGGAAGAGGAGTCCGGCCCTGTTGCTGATGACCTCACTCCATATTGTCTGCGACATACCTTCTGTACAGATCTCCAACGCGCTGGGGTGTCTATCAACGTGGCGAAGGAGCTGATGGGCCATGCTGATATTCAAACAACAGCAAATATTTATACACACAAAGACAGTGAAACTCTGCACAAAAGTATCGCCCTTCTTGATGGTAGTGGTGGAAAACCTGGTGGAAATGTGAAAGTAGGATAGCAGATTCGCCTAGAGTCCCAATGGATTGCATATTTAAACTATTCTGATTCGAGTTCTGTTGTCTCCACCAAATCGCTACTTATGAGTAGCAACAAAGAAATCCCCGAAACGCCTTGACTACCAAGTGTTTCGGGGATTTTTTGTGTCTATCTTTGGCTAGCTTAAAAAACTGAAAACAGCCTATTTGGATGCATTAGGTGGTGGAAAAGGTGGTGGAACATTTTCGCTTATCTCCCTGATTGATAAGGGTTCTCGTGCTTGGTTTGCAATGAATAAATTTTCCTCATAACCCCAGCATAAACCCTCGGGTTTACGGCGTGCAGTGTATCCATTAGGTCATCTATGATAGACCACACTCCTGAAGCGTCTCGTCCAGACACCGCCTGCAGGAACTCACTGTCCCCATCTATTGGGAGGCCATATACTTTTCGTGAGCGCTGACAGCGCCGCGATACCAGCCAAGGTCGGTAGCAACTTCAATTTGGTCTGCTTTATCAATGATGCGCCGTTTTGCTATAAATTCATCATCTCGGTGAAAGGCGGCTTCATAGATCGCTCTTTCTAATTGAGAGCGCAAGAGCTTGTCTAACGGGTGAGGCAGTTTCACTTTTGCGCTCATTTACTCACGTCCTTATCTTTTGATTGCCGCAGCTACGGTGGCCAGTTCCTGCCTCGTAACAAATCCCTGGGGAGATTGGATAGTCCCGCCTATATCTGTCATCACACCTGCGTCAATAACCGCCTGGATATACGGCTTTGCCCAATCAGAGGCCGGTTGATCGTTCCGTCTCGCCATCCAGTTCTCCATCATCCGGTCAAACCACGCCTGTTCCTCCGTCAACTCCGGCTCCTCCTCTCTCGCCGTCCAGCGCAGCACGCTGTTGATCCGCCGGTTTTCCGCGGTCCTGGAGACCGCCCCGTCCCGGCTCTGGTAGTAACTCCCGCCGCCGTCCAATTTGAGCACATCCACAAAACCCAGCCCCTGGAACACCCGGGCTGCCTCGCCGCTGTCCAGCAGATTTGTTGTCCTGGACTGCCAGCCCATGACGTACACCATGCCGTCCCCCTTGAGGCCCACCAGCGTGTGCCAGGTGGCCCGCAGCGGGGAGGCGTCCCAGCCCTGCCCCTTGGCCTGGGCGGTGGTGCAGGCCTTCCCGGCCCGGAGCACAGGGATACCGGATACGGCGTAGTCCGTCCCCTCCGGCACCGTCCGGATCTCCTCCACCCGGGCCCGGCCGCCGGAGATCAGCAGGGTGGAGACCGCCTTGCCGTACAGGGAGTTGGCATAAGCCCACTTCCCAGCGTCAAAGGTAAACTTGTCCCCATGGAACCGCCCGCGCTCCTGGCAGTAGTGCCGCGTCCACTTGCCCGCGGCCTTGTAGCCGCCCACCAGATGGCCCACCGGCAGCGTGAACGGATCGCCCGCCTCGGAGTAGTTGGCAAAATAGCCCGCGTTGGCGCAGTTGTCGCCGCACTCGGATTTGGGCCGGTCCACCAGCTCCACCGTCAGATCCTCCGCCGGCACGGCGGTCATAAGGACCTGCCCGCTGTCCTTGGCCTGGAGGTCATACACCTCCACCAGCGCCGCCGCCAGCCCGGCCGCCGCTTGGTCGGCAAACTGCTCCGTCAGGATGATGGGCGTGTCCGCGGTGGAGTCCATAAACCCCAGCTCGATCAGCGTGGCCGGCATGGTGGTATAGTTGAGCACATACAGGCTCTGCTCCGCCAGCGGCTGCGCCCGGTTGCCCCGCAGGCCGGTGGCCGCCACGGTATGGCGGTACACCGCGTCCCGCACCACCTCGCTCTGCTTCTGGTGGCTGGGGGTCACGTAGGCCACGATCCCGCCGCCGGAGCCGCCGTTGATCCCGGCATTGTGGTGGATGGACAGATAGACGTCTGCGCGGGCCCGGTTGGCCGCCGCCACCCGCTGGGACAGGGTCACATCCCGCCTGCCGGTCACATCGTCCACCCGCATCGTCCGGCAGTCATACCCCGCCAGGATGGCCTCCAGCTTGTCCGCCACCCGGCGGTTCAGGGTCCACTCCCGGGTCTCCCCGGGGTCGATGCTCTTAAGGCACCGCTTCCCCGGGGTCCCGATGTAGTGACCCGCATCGATGCAGATCAGCATGGGGTCACACCTCCTGACCGGCCTCCTGCTGGGCGCGCTCCTCGTCCTCCTGGACCCCCGCCTCCACGGCGGCCGCAAAGGCCTCACGGTCGTGGCCCGCGAAGGCGTCCACCAGAGCCTCGTAGTGGTTGCCCACAAACTCGTTGATGCCCTGCTCGGTCATGCCCTCAGGAAGGGGATTGCCCCTCTGGTAGTGGGCCAGGGCAATGGTCAGGTCGGGCAGGTCCAGGTCCTCACAGGTGGCAAAAATGTCATAGATGTAATTGGCGTTCATTGTTCTTTCTCCTCTCATGTCTTTTTTGTGTTGGTACGTTAAGTTCCGCTGTTGGTGCGCTTTTCGGCCTGCGTCCCGAAGTAGAACGCAATGACCACGGTGAACACGGTCAGAAACTGATCCGCGCTCACCCCGCCGGAGCAGGTCAGCCAGGCGAACACCGCCGTCAGGATCAGCGTCACCATACTCTTGATGGTCAGCAGGTTCCCCAGCCGCTTGTACAGCTGTTCCACATCTCTCACCCCCTTCCAGTGCTATGCATCTTTAGATGAAATCGTGCTTTTGTAGCCGTTCGTCGTACACCCTTCCGATGTTGGCTATGGCATGGGTAGCCCGGCTGTTGGGATAATTCGGGTTCCTCTTGCAAAATTTTTCGTAGCCATCGATCTCGGCTAGGATCTCGATGAACTCCTCTCTGGTATGCGGGATATTCCGAATCAATTCGTTATTGAACTGCAAGATCCTGGCCCGGTGCATATCCGCCGCCCGCTCATCGTCGGTCTTGATGTGGTTGTCCAGCTTGATCCGGGTCCGCTCCAGCTCGGCCAGCACTTCCGCATTGACGGCCCGCCCGATGGCCTTGGCAATGGCGGACCAGGGGTTGATTTTGACGGGGGCGACCTGGATGACAGTCAGCGCCAGGACCAGCAGCCCGCCCCCGCCTGTCAATAGCTCCTGGATGCTCAATGTCTGCCTCCTCTGCCTAGCCTGCGGCGGGGGCCTGTGCCTCCCGGCGCAGCTGCTCGCGCTCCTCGTTGGTCAGCCGTCCGGCCCGGACCAGAGCGTCAATGCGGGCGTCGTCCCACAGCCGGGGGTAGTATTTCCGGGCCAGCTCGTACACGCTCATAGCTCCACCCCCGCCATAGCAGCCAAAAAGTCCACGTCCGCCCGCAGCCGTTCCGCCTCTGTGGGCTCCGGCTCCGGCTGAGGCGGAAGGGAGGATTTCCACGCCTCCCACGCCTCGGTGTTCGGCACCACCGTCACCGTGCTGCCCTCCATCTCCGGGTCCGGCTCTCTGGTGATGGCCACAAAGCCGTTGTGCTGGACCAGCATATCCGACTGCTCATCTGTCAGCGGGATCGCACTGTCAAAGGGCGTGGACTGCGGAGGACTGTATGCTCCTGAGTCGTTTGGGACAGGGTCGATATACCACATTCTGTTCTCCTCCTTTATCCGATTGCGATATAAGAATATGTGACTGACTGTGCGTTGAACTGGATATTGGGACTATCTCTAAAATTGTAGTCACCAACACTTGCAGTTGCGTACCAAGACACAGTACCGTTTGTGTCAAAAGTCACTGACCCAGCAAGGCCGTTTTTACCCAAACTATTCCAGTCGCTAATACCTGCGCAGAAGTACTTGGATACCTCTGAGGTTAAAACGCCGAAATAACCGTTACCAGTAATCAGCACCATAGAAGGCTTGAACCCGAATTTCAGTGAGTTTTTGTTTGAGGATCCGCTAGTTCCAGTTCCAACATATTCCCCTGCTACAATTTTTGCGGCCGTTTTTACGAGGTTTTCAAATGGAATGCCGTAATACTTGTAATGGGTTTTCCCAATGGCTCCGTTGTCCGGATATGCATTTCTGTCCGCAGAATGCACCGTCCCTTCGCCATTCAGGGTAGCCGGATGTCCAGCCACTTCCTGCTCAGGGAGGTATGTACCTATCGTACTGGCCCCTGACCGCTTTTCATCGTAAGCATCAGCACTCTTGTAATAGATTGCGTGCTCGTTAGGAAAACGATCAGACATCATAAAACTTCCAGTCGGAACTTTGTTGATTTCGTCTGCATCGCCACTGCCAAATTCGCACTGTATGGTTGCGGAAGTCGGATTTTTGAGTGAGACCACTCCGGAATCGTCCACAGATACTGAATTTGCATATTGGATTGTAAATGTATCAAAGACCTCGCTACCAGATATTCTGTGATCTTTCTTTTCACCCAACGTGTAGTAAGGCGGGATATAGCCACTCGTTTTCCACCAATGCAGGTTATACTTCCCCAAGAAATCAAAAACATCATTTGGGACAGCCAACTCTGAAAGCCCATACATTTTAGCAACGGAGTCTTGAAGTAGGTTGGCTTTATTTAACGGTGTCCCTTCTTGAGTCGGTTCGTCTGCACGAACCATTTCATAGGTGTTCTCTTGTCCCAATACAGGGATCAATTTCACCCGTCCTGGATAAGTTGGAACTCTGTCTTGCATACTCAGACCTCCCCGCACTCTACTTCTCCGCTGTAAACCCAGGCAGAGGGCATATTTTTCAGTAATTTATTAATGTCCACCAGAATCTTCTCGATATTATTGGCTTTAATATGGTCCAACAGTTCCATACTATCCGGCTTATCTGGCGTGGTGGGCAGGACTGCGATCACGCGCCTCAGGGCCTCCAAATTGGCAATATACTGAGCCATTTGCTCCGCAGTGGGGTAATACTCCTCTTTCCACTCATACGGATCTACCTCCGGCCGGCTCACCTCTGCCCCTGCCGCAAACGCCCCGGACCCAGCGTTTTTATAAAACCGTGCCTCCACTATGTCATATAAGCCAATCGCTCCAGCCGGATCCTTACACGGAACCAGATCACGCACCAAGTGTGTTTGCTCATAGATCTTACAGGCATACAGTGTCATGCTCGTGTGCTCCTGAGCGGCGGAGGAGCGGTCATTGCAAAAGAGGTACAACGGATATGCCAACTCAAATATAGCCTCACCAAGGGTCAATACCTTGGCCCCATCCAGAGAGATCGAGTTCCGGTTGAAATCCACTGTATGCGCCCCACCGTCGTTAAGCCCGGTAAAGCTCCCGTTTCTTGTTCCGTAGTGGGCAAAGTTGACACCCAAGGCAAATCCGTTTGCGGTCCACCCTACGTCTGATCCAAACACAGTCTTGCTGCCGGATTGACTTGTGGACATCCGCAGCTCCACCCGTGTATTGCTGGTTGGGTTGACCCCGGTGTTGATGTATTGGGTGCCGGAGCTTGTGATGGACTCCAACTCCGTATATCCCTCCGGTATCCTCGGAGCCTCTTGCTCCACAGCCTTGATCCTCTGATAACCTGTTGTGCTGTACCCGAGAACCGAAAACTGATTGGCAAGCGCCTCCATCGCCGCTGTGACACGGTTGAGATCCGCCGCCTGATAGATTCCCTTGTCGTTCCGGGTCTCCACATCCGCCTGGGTCCGATCTGTCACCAGAGAACTAAAATCAAAACTCATGCGCCCTCCTTGTCCCAATAGATCACGACGCAGCCGGATACTCCAGCCTGCCCTGCGGTGCCCTCTCCAGGATAGTTGTCGATCTCCCAGTGTGAGCCGACCGGATTCCCTTCGGAATCATAGCTTGGCTCTCTATGGCGGTTGCCCTTGATCCCGCCCAGGCCCTTCGCGCCACCATCTCCAGAGCCGGGGACAGGCTTTTGGACCCCGGTTCGCGCAAAACTATCGCCGCTTGCAATATCCGTATAGCCAAACGGGAAACGGCTGCCATTTGCGCTGCTGTATTGCCCAAAAACAGAGTTGTCCCCGATCTGGACACTGAACGACTGCTGCGGATTGATCGATACCGTCCCGGCCCAGACAAGGCCTCCCCGGCCATCCACGCCATCCGCTCCGGCTTCATCCCAGGTGCCGTCCGTTCCGGCTGTCCCGTCCTCACCTTTGCCCACAAGTATGAGCCGCAGCGCAGTGACTCCCGCCGGCGCCGTCCAGGATCCGCTCTTGGTGACCACCGCCCGTTCCTGGAATAGGAAGGACCCATCCGCCTGGAGCAGCCGGCTCTGACAGCCCTGGAGTGCCCCATCCTGGATCTTGAAGGTCTGCATCATCCGCCGGGCGGTGGTGGCGCTGGACTCATCCAGCCAGATGGTGTCCACGTCCCCGATCTCTCCGGATGGATCGCCCCGCCCCGTGGTCTCGATCAGGTTTCCGCCGTAGCAGCTGAGGATCAGCCGCGCCGCGGTCAGGGCCTCGGCAGAGGTGTGGATGAATGGGTTCTCAATATTGATGGTCTTTTCACTGCTGGTGCTGTTGCCACTGACCACATATTGAGTTCCATCCGCAAGGGTAAAGATAAGGGACGCCACACTCTTGTTGGCTTTCATGGTTGGGTAGTCAGCGAGCGCGGTCAAAAGCGTTTTGTTCCCCTGGTTCCATAGAGGTTCCGCTGTCAGGTATCCTGTCTCAGCATCCGCGCGGGGGAAAGTGCCGGTCACCATACAGGCCCACCGCAGAATGTCCCCGCACTTCTTTCCGGTCACCGCCGACTTATCCTTTGCTTTTACTGGCTTTTTGGCATGGCCTGGATCAACGTGGTAGCGGCTCTTGAAATTATCCCCAAGTTGGGCTGCCACAGAGGAGATCCAGCCTTCCAGGGTAGTTGGCAGGGTCGTTGGTGGAAGATAAGTGCGTTCTGCCACCAGCCCTACAATATCCACCAGCGCCCAGTCGATAGACATATCGTTGTTGGAGGTTTTCCAGCCGTCTCCGTACTGGTAGTACACTCCAATCTTTTTATACTCCACTTCGCCAGAAGTGAGTTTGACCCCGATCAGAGTTTCAATGCCCTGTCTGTCCTCGATGGAGGCAAACAGACCATTTTTCTTTCGCGGCTCAAACCGCTTGTCGATGTTATTTAAAGATAGGCTCATCGTTCCATATGGTAGTGTGATGCAGGAAAAATCAGCCTGCTGGGTGGAGCTGAACTCCACCAGCATTTTCTCTGTCCACTCCTCATATACGCCGGGTAATATCTCAGCCACCCGCATCCGGCGGCCCGGAAGGCTCCACTTGCTCACCGTCACCCGGATAGCGTCCGGGTTGTTGACGGTGAAGCCGCTCAGGCTGACCGCCCGGGTCCTGTTTCCGATAAACTCCTTTGTGTAGTAGGCTGTGCCGCCCTGTTTGACCTCTACGGTGAAAGTATCAGGGACACCGTCCCAAGCGTCACCCGGGAAGTGTATGGAGCAAGCTTGAAGGATGGATAAATTAGAGAACCGCTCCTCCACCCACACAGCTGTTGAAAAGCTCCCGTCCTCTCCGGAGAGCACATCACTCACAAATCCAACCTGATCCGCCGCTCCCTCTGCTGGGATCAGGTGAAACTTCCCGTTGAGTACCCACCTATTGGGTTCCAGAGTGGCGTATGGTGTTAGATCCATAACTCGGTCATACAGTTGGGACGGCTGCGAAAAGTCCGCCGCGCCGCTGCTCTCCACACCAGAAAAGGTCATGTCCGGGTCACTGATGTCCACTACAGCCTTGATATGGGTCCGGCGGGAAGCGCCCACGATTGCGACCCTGTACTCCTCTGTGGCGTTAATCATGGGGGTCCACCTCTCTCAGCGAGACCGTAAACCCACCCCACACAGGGACGGCGGCCCCTTTATCATCCCGACTCCAATAAAACCTTGGCCGTGTGTACGCTGTCACAAAAAATGTGGAAGTCAGCATCTTATTTTCGTCCGGAATCAGGAAGTTGCAGACGATAGGTTCACGGCTTCCCTTTTTGCAGGCAGAGATCACGCGGTCCTTGTCGGTGTCATTGAAATATCCGTACTGGTAATCAATGACCCATACATCTCCCCGCAGCTCTTTGACCATGTTTCCAGCGATCATTACCAGGTTTCGGCTCAGCGGCTCCTCGTCCACCACATAGGACTCACGGCGGGTCTCAGGCAGGACAACAGATGCGCCTCCAGAATCTAATATCAGTTGCGTCATACCGTTGCCTCCTTACGCCCACTGAGGGTCCGCAATAGGCGTTCCCGCAGCGGAACCTGCCTTGATGAGATAGGGCAGCTGCCAGGTGGCGAACTTTGTTCCGTCCGGCAGAGTAAGATTGACCGTCAGACCATCGGAAAGCCCTGCGTCTGCCCCAGCCGCCATGCTGTTGATGATGCCGGCAGAGGACACCCCAAGCCCGGAGGAAGCGAAATCCACCGATGCTGCGCCGAAGTCCAGGCCGCGGGTGATGCCGTCCCGGACACGTCCGAAGGAATCCTCCCAGCCATCGCCCAGCCCCAGGGCCATGTTTTTCCCGATGTCCGCAAACACCCGGGACGGGGAGTGGATACCGAGCAGGTCTTTTGCGCCATCAACGATCCCACCAAGGAAGTCTCCAATTTTCTCTGCAATCCAGGAACCCATGCTCTTGATTCCATCCCACAGGCCCATCACAATGTTTTTCCCGATCTCGAACACACCAGAAAACGCCGAACTAAAGCCACTCAAAATCGCGGCCACCACTTGGGGAAGGACGGAGATCAGATCTGGGATGGCACTCAAAATGCCGTTGGCCAGTTTGATGAGAAGATCAAATCCGGCTCGGATGATTTTTGGGAAGTTATCAGAAAGTGTAGTGGTAATGCTCTTGATAATCTTCGGCAGCTGAGACACCATGTCAGGAATGCCGGCGACGATTCCGTTCGCTAGGTTGAATAGAAGTTTCACTCCTGCGTCCAGGATGACAGGTAGATTGTTTGTGATGAAGGTCACGAAGGACTCAATGATAAGTGGAAGCTGCTCCAGCATCTGCGGGATTCCAGAGATAATGCCATTTACCAGTTCCATCAGCATCTCCACGCCTTTGTCCAATACGGCGGGAAGCTGCTCCGTAATAAAGCCCAGGAACCCGTCTATGACCACCGGCAGCTGCGCCACTATTTGAGGAACGCCGGACTGGATCCCACTGCCCAGCATACCTAAAAGCTGCTGACCCGCCGCCATGATAGCCGGGAGGTTGGCAGAGATGGCGGATGCCAGCGCCGACACGATCTGCGGGACTGCCGCCACCAGGTCAGGCAGGGCGGTGATAAGCCCAGTCACCAGGCCGACCAGCAACTGTGCACCAGCGCTGCCCATAGCAGGCAGCACCGTGCTGATAAGCGTGGGCAGCTCCTGGGCGATCATGGGCGCAATGGCAGTTACCAGCTCGCCTATGCCGCTGAGTATCTGCTGCACGCGCGGGATGACATTCTGACCTACGACCTTAACGCTGGACACAAAGTTGTCAACATATACGCCAATGTCCCATCCATCTGCCGCTATGGCAGTCACAAGATTTTGCCATGCGCCCTTCATGCTGGCTATGGAACCCTGAATAGTCGTGCTGGCTTCTCTTGCAGTTGTTCCAGTGATGCCCATTTCTGTTTGCACTGCATGAATAGCAGTGGTAATGTCAGCAAAATCAGCTACGAGCGTTCCCTTTTCAGTCAAATAAAACTCAGAATTAAATTTTGCGCCCAATGCCTCTGCGTCTTTCATCAGCCTGTACATTTCAGCTTGTGTGCCGCCGTAGCCAAGCTTAAGGTTATCGAGCATGGTATAGTTCTGCTTTGCAAAGCCCTGATAGGCGTTCTGGATCATCTCCATGCTGGTGCCCATCTTATTGGCGTTGTCGGCCATATCAGTGATGGCCTGGTCCGCCATCTGAGCCGCCTTTTCCGTGTCTCCGCCCAGGCTCTGGAGCAGGGAGGCAGAAAAGCTGGTCACTGTGTTCATGTACTCGTTGGCGCTCATGCCGGCAGTCTCATAGGCCTTGTCAGCGTACTGCTGTACCTTATCCGATGCGGTCTTAAAGAGGGTGTCCACGCCGCCTACAAGCTGCTCATACTCCGCGTACTGGTCAATAGACGCCTTCGTCAATGCCGCCACGCCGGTGGCCGCCGCCGTCAGGGCCGCAGCACTCACCTTGGCCGCTGTGGCAAGGCCGCTTTTCAACTTACCGGCTAATGAATCAACAGAGCGTTCAGCGCCTTTCCAACTTTCGCCAAATATGCCGGCAGATTTTTTAGCATTTTCTGATGTTTCATACTGGCTTTTATCAATTTCAGTATATGCTTTTTTCATGGCATCAGACATACTCATCCCTTGCGATTTGTAAGTTTGTGCCAGTTTCATAACGTCTGATTTATACTCGCTACTTGTTTTTTGGGCTTTACTTAGACCTTTTTCATAATCTCCAGTATCAAGTGTAATTTTGGCATACAGGTCAAGCAGATTCAACCGCGTCACCTCCGATCTGGCCCAGCTTGGCCTTCATCTGCGCTACGATCTCCTCCCCCGTCCGGGTCTCCTCAGGGGGCGGGTCAATGATTTCGATGTACCGGGTCTTAATGTAACCGCCCCCGGCGTACTTTGCGGTGTTCTCTGCCACCACTTTCAGCGCGTCTGTTACATATACCCGGTATGCCTCGTCCTTCTGCTCACGCATCCACCGGGACACGGCATACCGGGCAAATGCCTTTACGCTGAGGGGGCCTCGGTACTCTCCTGCGCAGAGCCAGAGGAGTTCTCGCCCTGCGCGGAGATAAAAAGCTCAGCAAATGCCTCGTCCGTCAATAGGTCGGTGGCGTCTTTAAACAGCTTGACCAGGTTCAGCGCGCCCTGATACCGCTCCGGGGACACTCCATCGATTGAGGAGAGGATTGCGATAATGTCGCCCTTGTGATGTTTCAGCAGCACGGGCAGCGACTTCCGCGCCCGGGCCAGCAGGAACTTCTTCGGCTCCATGCCTTCCGGCAGCTTCTCCCGCCGGAACATGGACATGGCCTCGTCATCCTCCGCAATATTGCAGATTGGGTCGATGACCTCTGCAATGACCTCCAGGGTTCGGTCGCCCTTGATATCAGAAAGTCTCATGGCCTGCCTCCTCAACCCGCACCGGGAAGCGGGGTGGTGAAGCTATAAAACTCCATAGGCATGACATTCTGGGCCTCAATGGACACATGGCCAGTCAACTCCACGGAAACCTGCCCCTTACCGTTCTTGGTGGTCTTGAGCGCGAAACCTCCAGTGGAAAGGGCATTTTTCAAACAGGCTGCCACGGCACCGCCGTCAGCCCGGTCACCCGCCCACCAGATATCCTTAAAATCCTCCTGCTTCAGGTCACGGTTTGGGGTGACCTTGCTGGTTGCCACTGTGGCAGCGCCCAGGGCAAGTTTGATGCTCTCAGGAGAGGTGCCCAGAGCGGTGAAGGACATCTTGCAGTCCCAGCCGTCCAGGTGCTTCAACTCCTTGGTGTTGGTGGGACAGTTGTCCACATCCTCGCCCATGTCGGAGTAGGTGGGCACGCAGCTGATGTTGATGCCGCCGGTAGTGGCACAGATGATGTCCTCATCCGCTGGGGCGGCCACCTTGGCCGGGTCAAACTTATTCAGCAGAACACCGGCGTCAAGCTGTAACTCGGAAAAGGTGTCCTGCGGGATTTTCGTAAAGATTCCCATGGTATCGCTCCTTTCAGTTCAAAGTCAGGTATTCGGCGGTCAGGTTGATGTACCGCCGCTTGATGTTGTTGTCTTCTTCGTATTTCAGGCTCTGGCAGAAGGGAGACCCACGCTTGAGCCAGATGTACCCGCCGTCGCAGGGGATGGTCACGCCGCCGTAGCCGATGCGCCTAGAAAGTTCCTGGGCCTTTTCATCCGGCACCGCCTCGCTGGTGGTATGGAACCACAGATTGACGGTCATGCTCACCTCGCCGCCGCCCCAGGCATCCTCGATGTACTCATAGGTGCCGTAGGGGAACTCCACATCGTCCGGGACAGAGGAGGCCCGGTAAAACGGCATGAACTCGTTGAGCCAGGCGTACAGGGCCTTGTTTTTGGTCATGTCGGCAGCTCCTTCCGCTCCGCTGTGAAGAATTTCAGGGCGAAGCTGGCGGACTTGGGGGCCACTTTTTCCTCCGGGTCAGAGGTCACCCGGTAGGTCTGGCCGGTTGTCTTGTCCCGAAAATAGTCGTTGTAGTCGATGGGGAAGTCGGACCGCACCAGCGCGGAATACACGCTGGTCACGCCCTCCTTCTCCGCCCTCCGGGCCTCCATGGAGGTGTCCATGGCCTGATAGTTCACAAACTCCGCACCCTCGGCCCACTCCACAAAGTAGCCTCCGGCCCCGTCCGGCCTCCGGGTCTTTTCCAGCACCACACAGGTCCGGGCAAAATCGTCTAAAAGACTCATGCGCTCACCTCCAGCACGGTTTCCGGGGCGCGGGCGGCGTCCCCTTTGGGTTCGGGGCCACCATGGAAGTGTCCCGCAGCTTGCGGTAAGGGGCCAGCTGGGCGGCAAAGGCATCCTGCCAGCCGACAGCCGCGCCCTTGGCGTTGGTGGCTCGGGTGTAGCTGTACCCGCTGAAACTCTCGCTGGTGTACGCCCCCGGTCGGTTCTTCTCATCCCACGCCTGGATCTCTTCCGCCAGGGCTATCACAGCCTTGGGAACCGCCAGCGCCCAAACAGCACCGGTAAAGGTCTCGTCCGCCAGGTCCGTGGCCGGGTACTGGTGCAGCCCGTCGTTGAACACGCTGCCCACAATGCGGAAATACTGTCCCTCTGCCAGATCCGGCAGCGCCAGCTTCCTCCCGGTTACAGTAAAGGTCCCGGCGTACATCTCCCAGGCGAACCAATTATTCAGATACGTCAGTACGGCTTCGAGCACGGCTTTTCACCACCTTTGCAGGTTCGGCCTGTACAGCTGCGCTGCTGACGCCAGGCCCCCCACTGGCCCGGTGGTCCGGGCCAGCAGGAGCAGCGGGCGCAGGCTCACTCAACAGCGCGTTTAAGGGCCCGGCTCAGTGATGGTGGTCTTGACCACGCCGTCCAGGCGCTCGGCAAACAGGGTCATACCGTTCACCACAGTGTCGCTGGCGGTCATGTTGGTGTAGTCGGGCTCCTCATGGATGCCAATATAGCCGGTTTCGTCGCTGGTGAAAGAGAACGCCTCATTCAGGTCAGCGCCGTTGACGGGCACATAGTAGAGAACCAGGTTGTCCTGTGCGGTGGAGTAAATGGTGCCCTTGGGAACACTGGAGTTCATGAACACCTTGCCCATGCCCAGGAAGTCCTCGATGTAGGTCATGCCAAAGGCGGTCTGGGTGGTGATGGTGGCGGTAGCCAGGTAGTCGGCGATGTCCAGGGGGTTGATGAAGTGGACGGCCTGAATGTCGTCGTCCTCAAACAGGGTCTGGAGCTTGCCCCAGGTCTGGGCCAGAGCCGCCTGGAGCCCCGCGCCGGTGGCCGTGCCGGTACCGGTGCCCAGGAAGGTGAAAAAGTCCTTGCGGATAGCCTTCTGCACGTCCTTAAGCATCCGCTCCGTGGTCATACCCACGGCCTGGTCATAGCCGCGCTCGATGATGGCCTCGGCAGAGGTTGCCTTGCGCCACTTTTTCAGGGTGATCTCACCGTAGGACACAGCCTCGGTGGTGTACTTGCTCAGAGGGATGGTATCACCCTCGGCGACAGCGCCATCCTCCAGGGTGCCGGTGGCCTTATAGGTCTTCAGCACGGTGCCCGCCTGCTTGGCCACCTTCCGGGTCACGCCCAGGGCCTCGGTCAGCTTGCGCAGGCTCTCGGTAAACATCAGGGTGAAGTCGATCTCCCGCACGCGGGCGAGGTCGGTCTTCTTAATCAGCTTGGGATCTGCTGCCATGAATTATCATCCTTTCTCAAACAGTTCCATGTTGTCTCGGATGGCGGCACGGCGCTCCACAGGATCAGCAATCTTCACGATCTCCTCCCGGGTCAGCTTGCCGCCATTGTTCTTGGGGGGCGTCTGGGTTTCCAGCCCCTCCGTGGTCATAGTGGAGACCAGCTTCGCAAAGGCCCCGCCCACCAGAGCGTCCAGCGCGGCGGCATCCTTGATCTTGTCGCCGTCCAGTTCCAGCTTATCGATGGCCTCTCCGCTGCCCATCATGGCAATGGTGAGGTTGTCCCCGGTGATGCCCTTGCCCTCGTAGTAGGCCTTGACAGCCGCTTCCTTGGCCGCCCGGGTCTCCTTTCTCTTGTTATCGGCCACCAGGTCGGTGTATTTCTTCTCCCAGCCCTTAGCCTTTGCTTCCCAGCCGTCGTCACCGGCGGCTTTCAGGTCGTCCAATTCCTTTTGGACAGTGATAAGTTTTTCCGCATCCTTTTTCAGGCGGTCGCGCTCCACCTTGATTTCGTCTACGGTCCGTGCATGCTCTTCAAGGACTGCTTCCCGCTGTTCATCTGTCAATCCAAGTCCTTTGAGCATTTTTACTGTAAGTGCCATATACATACTCTCCTTTGTCTCGGGGGCAGTGTCTCGCCCTTAGAGTTTTATAAAAACCGCAGTGTCTCGCGGCATTTACCAAAAAGAAAAAGCGTGGGTAGCTGTTGCAAAAAGTCTGCAACAACCACCCACGCTTGGGTCTTCCGCCTCAACGCTTAGAGGCGGGAGCAATATTTATTTTATATGTTCTCTCAAAATGTCCAGGATATACGCCTGAACGCTTTTCCCTGCATCAGCCGCAGCTTGCCTGATTTTTGCGCCCTCTTCTATCGTTGGGCGTATCATGATATTATCTCGACTTTTATTGTACTTTGTACTCGCCCTGCTCTGCGCTTCACTTCCCATACAATTTCCTCCCTTTTGGGATAGTATACCACAAAGAAGAAAATACGTAAACGTATAATTTGCACAATACGTTAACTCATTCCTTGGCAGATTTGCCTATTGAATTATACGTTAACGTATTGTATTATATCCTTGTAAGGCAGAGATACAAAATCTCTTACAGAAAGGAGTGAGGTGAATGAACGAAATGAATGTGACCGAGGCATTGCTGAAAGCAATCCTCGAACTCATTGAGAAGTGCGAAACGCTGGAAGAGCTCAGAGAAAGCGTCAAGCGCATCATGAATGAGTAAATAAAGCGGGGCGGTTGCCTACCACAGCCCACCGCCCCACACCACCAAAGGTGAGCCGGGAGCCTTACCCCGGCCACCTTGATTATATCAGCGTAAGGCAGAGGAATCAAGGAGGAAACACGAAATGTTAAATCAGGAAATGAGAACCGTAACCATGAGCCGTGCGGATATGTGCCGCATCAGAATCGCCCTTACAACGGTAATGCTGAGCTTTGACAAGGGCAGTAGTAGCCGGCAAATGTGGGAACGCATCCGGGCCAATCTAATAGCTCAAATTAAGGATCAAGACCCGCAGGATGACGAATAAACAAACGCCCGCCCTGGAGGTCACGAGGGCACCCGATCCGCCCCCTAACCGGGGCGGGTTTCTTTTACCTCTTCCCGTCTGATATGTATGATCTTGACGCCATTCTTCACAGGAATCAACTCTACTCTGTCGCCTTTTGCAAGCACGGCCTCAATGGCCTGAATGGTCTTAGCGTCCATGCAATTCGTCCTCAATAATCGCTCTGTACTGGTTAGCGTGGTCGGCAACCGCAGGTTTCAGGTAGGGCTGCGCCTTGTTACCCGCCGTCCAGTGCCAGTTGCCGTTGGCATCCTGGTACTTCCACGGGGTGGGCCGCCCGCCGGGGTAATACTTGCCAGTGCCCAGCTCCACGTACGCGCCGTATTCGCTGTTCGTTCCGATGTAAACCGCAGGCTCTTCCGGGTCCACCTTGTGGGTGATGCTGTTGCGCAAGTTACCGGTGTCCACCGGGGCCAGCCGCTTGGCATACCCCTCCGCCACCAGCCCGCACTTTTCCAGCGCCCGCTCTGCGGCCTCCTGAAGCGCAGCAAGAACCTCGTCAGAGTGGTCGTGAAGGTCAATGTTCATTTGATTTTCTCGATAGATTCGATCTCAGACGGGTAGAAAGATCGTGTTTCACCACTGTTCAATTCAATCGTAATACTGTCCTCATCGTCGTTTGATTCATCAGCATCCCAGACCATGAGTGTATAGCCGACATACAGGCCCCCATCTTTGGTCTTGATCCGGACTTTGGGGAAAGAGTTTGCGTACTCCCATATATTCACCATTCTACATCACTCCTTTTCTGGCCGTGTCGGGACAATGTGCACCCCTCTTTTTGAATAAAAGATGCCGAATCTCTTTGTTTCACGGTATGTATTGGAAATGTAATATTTCCCAATTATCCTGTCAGCGTTGCAATATTCAACAATTTTAGCAGTCCCATCACTTCTGATTTCAATCTCAACTACGCCTGTACAGGAATAGAGATTTACAAGGTCTTGTGCTTCCTTCTCAGTGATGGTCAATATACTCTGCGGCGTTTTCCCCTTCGCAAGGCGATCTGCCCTATATTGATTAAATTGCGGCGTTCCCTCTACATGCTTTGCGTGCTGCTGTGGTCTTATTTTTGTGGATATTTCCTTGCTTTCAATCTTTGACTTTAGTATAGCTCGATTTTCCTTGTTTTTCAAGGAATTGCGCCACTTTAACAGCGGTTTATTGTGAATTGTTGAGATCGGTTTTGCGCTATAGCCGCGCTTAGATACTTCCCATTGTGCGTAAGTTATGTTTGATAGCAGCCCGTCCCGATCTCTTCGCAGCGCGTCCGAGGGATCCACTCCATCCACCGCCGCAATCAGGGTGCACCGGCAGTTATAGACCAGATAACCAGACGCCGTCGGGTCCCCTGGGTATCGTATCTCCTCCCCATTCACCTTGAACGGCCTGTCCACATCGGTCTGCTGGCCGTCCAGCACGGCATGAGCGTGGCGGGTACGGTTGTCCAGGGTGGCCAGCCACTCCTTTTTCATGCGGATACCCATTTTTTCGGCGGCGTGGTAGCTATCCATACGCCCCGCGTTCTGCGCCCCGGTCACAGCTGTTCTGGCTGTCCGTATGGCACTGGAACGGTTCATCTCCAGGATGCGGGTTTGCAGGTCATCCGCCATTCCCTTTACGCTCCGCCCTTGGAGAATGGAGCTGGTGACGCTGGCCGTGATCTGCTTTTTCCCCCAGGCAAGGTCGATTCCCCGGCGCAGCGCCCGCTTGGGCGGGTAATAGGGCATCAGGTCCGGTTGCTCCACGATCAATCGTTTTACCGTCTGCTCGTCCCACAAGTCAAAGCCCACGTCCCCAGCCACCTGCTCAACGGTGTACGCCGCATAGTTGCGGTTCAATGAGTAGATACTTGGTGTAGCATCATTGACATAGGCGGTAGCCGTCTCGTTGGCGTTTGTATACCGCTCCGCCACCTTGTCCCGCAGAACCTTGAACCGCTCTCCTCGCCCGATCTGGGCCAATCTCCAGTTGTTGTAGTCCTGCTTCGTCCACTCCCGCCCATTCTGTATGGTTCCGATGAGCTTTTTCATCTTCTCATCCCGCTGGCGGAAGCTTTCAAAGTAGGCCCTAACCGTCTCATCCAGACTGTTCCGGGCTTCTTGGTAAATAGCAGAGATCCGGCGCTCTAACTCGCCCAATTCCTTATCGGTCATCCGGTGGGCGTAATCAGGCTTCCTCTCCATCTTCCGTCACCTCCGGCTCCCGCAAGAGCGTGCGGTTGATTTCCTCCGCCGCCCGGCGTTTCAGCAGCTCCGCCGCTTCCTCCGGGGTCATCCAGGGCAAATGCTTAATGACCGCCTCGTCATCCAGATAGTTGGCAGCCATAAGCACCATCTGCGTCTCCTCCGTCTGATTGGCGATCCGGTTCCACTGGAAAGACGGCTCGTCCTCGATACCGACCAGGGACAGCAGGGCCAAAATAAAATCCCGGATATGATACTCGAAGTCGCCGCACTTATCGTCTTGGCTCTGATAGCCCATCCGTATGGCGGTAGCTGTCAGGTTGCCAGAAAGCATCTTCTCCAGGTCCACCAGCTGGAAGTCCTCATAGAGATCGTTCCGCAGGCGGGCAAGCATGGCTTCCCGGGCCCCATACGGAACATCCAGCGTGTGGGCCTCCACCCCGCCGCTATCATCCGAGTCCACTGCAGACGCCCGCAGCGTTCGCAGCCGGTCCATGAACTGGGCTATATCCGTATCGTCCATGCCTCCGGCATTTTTTAGGGTCCAGTATACCGAGGAATTGTCCTCGATGACGTTGGCAAGGCCGGACTTGATAAAGTCATAGCAGTCGATACTTTCCCGGATGCCCACAAACTCAGACTGGTGCAGGTCATTGGCGTACATGGGGATAATGGGCAAGGAAGCGTAGTTCCCGCCGCCCTCGATGGTCTCAGTGCCCAGCCCGTCCCGGCGTACGTCTCGGAGATAGGGCCGCTTCTTTTGGAAGACCTGCAAGCCCTCACCCTTGCGCTGGATGTATTCTGTCGCGCCGTCCGGCTCATACAGGGTGTACCGTTTGGTCTTCCCCTCCGCGGTCCCCCAATATCGCACACCGGCAGCCAGAGCGCCGTTGTCGCCGTCATAGAGCGGAGCAAAGCCCGCCTCGTTGCAGGTGTCGGCGAAGCCGAACACTTCCAGGTGGTCCCGGTTCCAAAAGCCGTATGCCACGCCGTCCACTATGGCCTTTTTCGCCAGCTTCTGGAGTTGGCTGTCAAAGGTGCTGCCCAGTTTTGCTTTCGTCTCCTGGTTCTCGAAGGTCACGCCGTTGGACAAGACATACTGAGTCTGCTGGATGACGAACCGCCGGAAGAAGAGGGTTTTCAGCCGGAAATTGCTGCTGTAAAGGTCGGGGTATGCCTGCCCGGTCGCCGTGTAGAGCATCTTCTGAAAGCGCTCGATGGTGGTATTCCGCTTGGCGTAGTATTCCTCCGCAGCGGCGGCGATCCGGTAATCTGCGCTCCCCAGGTGGTCCCGGACAACGGACCGTACAAATTCCATCCGGTCCCGTTCGTTGTCCCCCAAGGCAGTCAGGTCCTGATAGGTTTTCAATCTCTCACCTCCGCTTGTACAGCGGTACATACTCCGGCTTCCCGGCCTTGTGCCTTAAAATCGTCTGACAAAAATATCTGATGTCATCCATGGCGTGGTCGTTTTCCTTCACAGGCCTATCCTCCGCCGCCTTATCGTCCCAGCGGTACAGGCCAAACTCCCGAATTGCATCCTTGCAGGAGCGGTGAATTTTCACCGTCCCGTCCCGCAGCATCCGCGCTGTAGTCATGATACCAGGGACCACCTCGTTGTGTGCCTTGCGCACCTTAAGCCGCCCGTGCCGCCGGATGGTCTCGATAAACGATGCCGCTGATGGGTCCACCACCGCCGCCCGAACAGGTAAATCACCGGCCAGGGCTTCCAGATCGGTATAATACTCCTCGTCGGTCTTGTTCCTTTGGTTCTCTCGCCCGGAGTAGTAGTATTCCCGTACACGAGTGGCCATTTTCCCATCCCAGCACCACAGGCCAGCGGAGAAGGGGTTCAGCGTGCCGTAGTCGCAGGAGATGTAATACTCACCCTTGCCGGGGACCTCATCCACGATCTGCTCCTCACCGAAGAAGTCATAGACCAGGCCCTCGGCCAGCACCCACAGACCCCTGATATACCGGTCGTAGAATACGCCAGTGAACATGGATTGATAGCGCTCGATGGTCTTGGCGCTCAGACCGGGGTTGTCTGTCATCTCAAAGTGCAGGTACAGAGCGTTTCGCTCCTTGTGCCGCTTGATCCACTCCAGATAAAACCAGTGCTGCGGGCTTTCCGGGTTGCAGGAGAACCACAACTTTGCCCCATCCACAGAACAGCGGGTCAACGCCTGCTCCACGAAACTACGGGGCATCAGCGCCACCTCGTCCAGCAGCACACCGGCCAACGTGCGGCCCTGGATCAGTGCAAAGCTGCTCTCGTCCTTTCCCCCGAACACTTCAAAGTAGTTGGTCACTGCGCCCCGCCGGACCTCCAGCACCTTGTCTGCCCGCCGCCAGCGCATGGTGTAGCGCTCTTTGGCGTATGAAAGAGAAATATATGGAACCACCAGGTTTTTTGAGCATGAGTCAACCGTTTTGCCACACAATCCAAATCTTTGCCCGGAAAACTCTCTCATTGCCCAATCTATAAAGGCGACAGCCATTAGCGATGTTTTCCCGCTTCTTACGGCACCATCGCAGATAAGGGCATCGTACTTGGAGTAGGGGAAGGCGAGGATTTTTCGCTGTTTTGGGCTAATCATCGCTCTCCATCTCCTCCGCCAATTCTCTCAGGCTCTGGCTGAGCCCGTCCTCTTTCGCCTCATCCTTCGGCGCTCCAAATGTTCCGTTGAACATTCCGAGGTGCTTTGCAACACTGTCCAGAGCTCCCAGCTTGTTCGTGATTTTATATTTTTTGGTGTATGAGGTAACTCCCGTGTCTGGGTCAACCTCTTTTATAACCTCCAGACCGGCAACCGCCGCCGCGGTGTCGTCATCCAGTTCTGAAATATTCAGCGGGTTGCCATCTGCATCAAACATCTTCCTAGGATCAAAGAACGCGATCCTTGCATATTCCTCCAGAACGCGGTCTTGTGTAATCTCCGTCCTTTTGCTTCTGGCCGCTTTCGCCGCCTGTATCGCTTCCGAAACACAAGTTTTCCCAAGCAGTTCTGGCCCAATCCTGTCGGCGGTCTTTTTGCTGTACCCTGCCCGAATAGCCGCCTGTGTCGCGTTCAGGTCTATCAAATATTCCGCAACAAAACGTTGCTGCTTATCCGTCAGTCGTGCAGCCATGATCGCCACCCCTCAATTAGTTTTCGTTATAGCTCCATATTGGGGTAGACATTTTCCCACACTTTCATAGGAGAGGTGGCGGGGGCATATCCCGCCATGCGTTACCCCTCAATTTAAGCTTTCCGCCCCCATCTCCCGCAACGAGGTGCGGCATATATACCCCTTCCGGGGTATGCTCCGGGTTTGGTCAGGCTTTCCGGGGGCCTGCTCTGTAAGGACTTGCGTCCTGGTGCCACCGCCCGCCTCATGCGGCGAGGGGCGGCGTATGTGGCCATCCCGCTTAATTGTCACACCACGTCGGGCAGTTTTCAGCGGGATAGCGCGGTTTTGACTCTCAAAGGCTGCCATTCCACCCGGAGTCAGCCAGTTATGGCTTACTGGCAGGCCGCTGGTGATTTCACTGGCAAGATACGCGACCCCGATTCGCCAGTATAGTGTCTTTCCACAGTCAGCTCCTTGGCCTTTGGAGCGAATTGTCTAATGCCCGTAAAGGGCGATGTTGCCGCATGGAGGGCGCGACCCTCCGGCCCGTATCTTGGGCTGGTTCTACCTGCGGCATATCTGCCGCCCCTTGTGCAGATCAGGGCGGCCATTGGTTAGGAGGGCCCGTTTTTTGCCACGGAGCCGGGCAAAAGAAAGAAGGGAGTGGGTATCTCTACCCACCCCCATTTTCTCAGATATTTTGAGGCCTGTCCCCTATATATAGGGTTTTCAAAAATTTTTTTGATTTTTTCCGGGGAGAAATCGAGCAAATGTTTCCTCTGTCTCAAACTGTGCCCCACACTTTGTACATCTCCGCCTGCGGATGATTTTTCCGTTTGGCGTTTCCCTCGTGTCATATACGGAACTATCTTCTCCGCAGATTGGGCACATCCTGGCTGCTTGTTCTGTGTCCAACATCTTTTCCCCCTCCATTCTTCTTGCGGCGGACCTTCTCTTCCTGTCTGGCCCGACACTTTTCACCATCGCGTACTCTCGGCTTTCCACAGATCAGAAGATAGTGACACGCTTTTTCAGTCCCCTCTCCACAGGCTCCTAAGGATTTGTAATAGATGCACCCCTCGCACTGCTTACCCATACCGCTCGCTCC